ACATGCGACATAACCTGCGTCAGTCCTGGAATGAGGACGATCAGATCCGTAAGCCACGCCGCCACGCGCTTATGAAGTACCCACGGGTCCTTCGCCGCAAATGTCGTCAGGTATGCACTACCGGTGCCGGATGCCGCATAGTACAGGCCTGATACGGCGCCATACACATGGACTCCGTCCATATAAGCCAACTCGTAGAAGCTGGTCAACAGCTGCAGAACGGGTAGACGCCGTGCCGCGGCGTGAAATGAGATCATCGCGAGTGCCACGAACTCCCACACAACGACGGTCCCTGTAGGATCGAACCCACGATATGGCACTAGGCGGTCGCCTACGCCGTTCCAAAACCGGTCGACGTCTATTACGGACGCACATGGCCCCGATCCGATGCGGGCTCGGAAGGATTCGCGTGTGACGCATCGAGGCTCGATGTCGCGTATGCCAACCGCCAGCACATTAAGCGGCGGATTATACGGATGAGACCACCCGAGAGTGTGGCGGTCTGCAGCCAGGTACTTCGCACCCGTCGCCCTGAGCATTTCCCCCAACCCGCGTAGGCCTGCCGTAACCGACGATTCATAGTATAAATACGACTGCCAGACTGTCGGCGTGTATAGAGAGGCGCTTCTGATCCTCGGTTCCTTGTAATAGGCCCGCAGGACTTCTCCGTATGTCGGCATCTTGCGTCGTCTCAGCAGCCACCTGCCTCGCACGGTGCGCTCAAGCTGAGGCGCAAGAATCTTCATCTCTCGTTTGAGAAACTCATAGAGCGTGCGATTGTGGGCGCACAAGAGCATGTGACCGAGCGTGCGTTCGTAATAGTACACGGCGTCGGTCTTGACCGCGACAGCCGTTTGTCGCATTGCGATCGATGCCGCGTCGTGGACGATGACGAACTCCGGTATAGGAACGCCATGTGTACGGAACTCAGACGCGAACGACCCTGACGGAAGTATCGCCTTGCGACAAAATGTAAGTCCAGTCAGCGATTGTGCGACTCCTTCTATTTTGAGGCGAACACCGAGCCGTGCAGCCTCAGCGACCCATTCGCCGACGCGGTCGTGGTTCAACTCGTCGTCAGTGCCGTAGATTCCGTCATCCGCCATGTCGTAGAGGACCTCGGATTTGAAGAAGTCATCATAGCTCGAGCCCGGATGCAGGCGACTCCAAATGTGGATGATTAACACCCATACACCGAGCGTGTTGTCAGCTGTAGTGGACGAGTGCCCTGTCGAACCACCGCGGACCTTTTCATGAAAAGTGCGAGTCGACATCTCATATATTGATCCTCGTCTTAGGGCTTGATAGTTCGCGCTAATCGCGGATCGGATCGCCGCGTGATCCGGATGAGTTGCAAACGTAGCCGAGCGCAGGCCTGCTATCACATCCATCGCACGCTCGGGGATGTTCGCATCATAGGCCGAACAGTCGAAGGACATGTACCACTTTTTACGTGGCAAGGCACGTAGCGCCTGATTATACCCGGCTCCTGACATCGCCATGCCCGCCGCCCCGAAATGATAACCGTGTTGTGATGTCATGCGTTTGTTGAACGCATAATTAAACACCATGTTCCTCAGATATGCGACAAGGTTCTGGGAGACGACCGTCCGGATCGACCCGCCATCAGCCTCCAGTTTGTCAAGGAGCGTGATGTAGTTCTTCACAAACGAGTGGTGCAGGTCACACGGAATAACCCCGACTCGCAACTGACGCCGCGTTTCGGCGACGACGGCCTTCATCCAGCCACTACGCAGCAAATCAGACCTGCGGCGTAGAACCGCCTGACCATCAGGCATCTTGTTGTAGAGCTGTCCCTCAAATGGGAGCCCACACGAGTATTTGAGGACCAGCGTCTTCGCGACCCACGCAGGATCACGTAAAGTCGAGGGCGCGAATGTGGCTGGGAACTGCTCTGTAAGTGCAGCAACCATCTCAGGCACTCGAATGTCGTCGCCGACCACTGGGGTGGCGGCGTACCGCGCAAGTGATGCCTCAATATTCGCACGGTTCGCATACATCAGGCAATTTGCACCGAGCTGCGCGTTCAACTGCTCAACAGCTCGGCGCGATCGCCCGGTCACGTAATCGTTCTCGGAAGGCAGACGAACCGGCCGGGCCACCCGTATGTCCTGTAATGGCGGCTGGCCTTCGGGTGTAAACTCGTTTAGGTGCGCGACTATCGATGCCGCGGCTTCAGGCCCGAAAACATCGACGACACGAAACGAAGCCGACATCGCATCCTCAAGATACGACAGCCGCGAATAACCAACGGGGTGTCGCCCCGGCTGTATGCCCCATGCGGGCTTTATCCGCCCTTCCTGCGGACCGCGAGCGGGGCCATTATCTTCGGGCAGCCAGTAATGCGCCAGTAGCGACATACCTGATAAGCTGTTACTAATCCATTCGACGTAACGCAGCCCGAGACCAAGGATCATCGGCGGAAACGCGTCGATGGCATCAACAACCATCTTCACAAACACCTCCCAGGACACTGAACCCGTCAACTCACCACCAACGGCAGCGACTCGTGTCGGCAGGGCCGGTTCGACGGGCACGATATTACGTGCGCGTTCGGTCGTGACATGTCGTCTGTCGACGAAGCCCGCCCAGTGCTCGATCAGCGTGTACGCTTGACCATCCACTGACAGCTTCACAGTAACTATCGCTGCACGACCATCCGTCGGACCTACCGTGAAACGTTCGAGCACCGCATACGTCGGTTTCAGCAACTCATACGTGACCCTAAGCCCAAAAACGTACCCGAGCCCTCGGAGTAGGTTTGCGTGCCCGACATCACTGTTGAACTCGTCCTCATAGTTCAGATGCCGGAAGAAGGTTCGGAGACCTGCATTCCCGAGCGCCCTTGGCTGGATAAGCCACGTCTTGCATATCGCACAGTCAGCGTATCCGACTCGCGATCCCGTATAGTCGCAGCCACACTCATGAAGCGACGTGCGCAGCCATCCATAAGCGCGCTGGCTGAACTGCGCTTCGCCCATAATCCTGGCGCAAGCCGCACGTATGGCGTAACGCGACTCCATCGCGTCCATCTTGAAAGCCAGCGGCGCAGGATACTGCGGCGCTTGGTCCCCCAAAGCATCCCACTGCTGGTTGAGAAGGTCGACGGTCTGCTCGACGGTTGTACCATCAGATTCGACCTGCAGCCCAGCCGGCGGCGCAAGCTCGCGCCCGATAAACACGGCTTGGCCAAGAGGCTCGTCGACATCGGCTGGGCTCGCGCGAACAAACGCACGCACCCAGTCCCTCATTTGCCTAGTCTGACCGCCGCTTAGGAGGTCTGCTAAGTCGGCTAGACCAAGCGGTGGTGCTGCGAGCATGATCGCCACGAACACCGGAATGATCTGAAACGCGCTTTGACTCAAGCGAGCGCCGCGCGACAAGGCAGTCAAGACGACGGTCAGACAGTTGCATCCTGGACCGTACGGGCCGACGACCGTCACCATAGGCAGAGCGCCGAAGAACGCTTCGTTGAACGGCAGGCCCAACTCAAACACAGGCGTGACCGCCCTCTCGGTCCGCATGACGTGCGTCTCGCCGTCGACGTCCGTACCTTCGTAGACCTTCCGGCCGCACCGTATATAGGAGTGCCATACAGGCATCCCTGGCACGATCTGTTCGAAGCCGATCTGGGTGTCGGTTCCATCCGGATTAAGGTGGAACAGCGAGACGAGAAGGTCGAATGGATCAAAATATAACGGCCCTGCCGGCCACACATCGTAGCGACATCGCGAGGCACAATCCCTGATGAGACGCACCAACGGCGATGTGAAAACATCCAGCGGCGGGATGTGTGATAACCTCACATCGAATTCCCATCCGGAGATGGCCATCAATTCGACGGCCAGCTCTGCGGTGTGCGCGACCGACCAGGCGTATGTCGGTTCGCTGTCCTCGGCATTTCCCTTCAGCAGAAGACGAATCGGCGGAACAGCTCTCGTAGAGGCGAGGACGGGCGCGGCATACGAAAGAAACAGCGAGAACGTGCGCGCGACTATCGCCAATAGTGCATGTGTGACACATACGGCCCATAGCGCGCTACGCATCGAGCCGTAAGGACCTATGACGATATCGACGGGCGCATCGGCCATAAGCGCACCTATCGTGAAGATCGAGTCGCCATGTAGACTGATCGTTTCAAGACCCCCTTCTTTCCAGCGCCGGTCGAGCAAGCGAGAAATGCCCCGCGCCTTGCACCCCGCAGCCAGGGCGGTCACCATCGTCCCTGCGCCACCGTGACACACGATCGTATCGTAATCCATAAACAGCCGTCGGTGATCGCCTCTTGGAACGACGGAAACATTCGAACCAACTAGGTCGCCCGGTATGCTAGCACACGATGAAGAACCGAAAGCCAGTCCGATGGCATGGCGCCGCCGTCGTAAGCGCGGCCAACAACGGGTGTGATAGCAGCCGTTGGCCGACAATCGTGGCATCGTAAACAACGATTCGCCGGTTATTGGAGTGTGACGTCGCCCGCCGAAGAGGACTGTAGAGATGAGGTCAATGGACGGTACGCCAAGCTCTATCTCGTAAGCCGCAGATTCAGGTGGCTCTAAGGAATATACCAGCGAACCCGGTACTGCGCCCACGTAGACGCTTGTCGCTACTACACGTTCGGATGGGCCTAACATCCTGATCATGTCAAGGGTGACCTCGGTGGAGCGCAACGAACCTCGTATGTCGCCGTGCTCAATCGCCGCCAAGTCAGAGAGCCCCCTTTCCGAATCGACAGGCTGAATATAACGCGACCGTACGCCACAGCGACCGATGTCTTCTGCCACAAGTCGCCAAGGAGCTGTGTCCCCATGGGTCCCGTAGCCGACAAAGGTCAGGCATGTGACGGCCGGGCGGCGTCCGGGTATGTCCGGTAAGGCAACACCGCGAGCTACATCATCCAGCGCTGGCACGGTAAATTCGAATTGCATGCTTTGACGACGCGCATACGCTGTGTCTAGTTGCACAGTGACACCCACTCGGTGAGGTGAACCCAACCATAGCGAAGGGTTCTCTTGCATCGTCAACGCCTCCACATCAACGGCGATATCGACGATTTCATCAGCGCGGGCCGCAATGTTTGCAGCCAACGTGACGAATTCAGTCGGCAACCCTGCAGTAGCCCGCCTGATGACCTCAGATCGAGGGATCGCGGCACCTCTCGCACCTGGAAGTATCGTAATCAGCCGTACAAGCCAATCCATGATGACGGCCGTCCACGGGTGTCGTACGATGCGCCGCGCCCAGTCACGCACGAGGTACGACGGGCTCTGAGCTACAGGCGAGTCTACACGACCAGGAACACTCCGGTTGGAAGGTTCGTCTACGACGGGTGAGCGGGTGCGAGAGTCGCGAGGATCATCCGCCTGCGGTGCGCCTTCGCGCCGCAGCTCACGCACGATTGCGATCACAATGATGAACGGTAGCAGAGCGATCATGATTAGCGCATAGAGAGCTTTCTCCACCCTTAGCGGACCAATCCAGTCCATACGGAACATGAGGTGATCGAACGTGTGTCCGACCACCTCACACGCGGTTCTCAGGATGAAGAACATGCTCCTGACACCAAACGCGACCAATAATATACACCGCCGTACGGCGACGATGTTACGTACAGCCAGTACATAGACGCAGGTCATGGCCACGAGGGCGATAATGGTGACCGCTTTAAAATCTGGGGACGCGCAATCTTCAGCATCCGCCACATCGCTAATCGTTAGGCGCCCTGCGCCTAGTCCGCTCCTGAGGTCACCATTGACCTCAGTCCTAACCGATTCTCCGGCGGGCGCCGGAGAAACAAGTGCCTCAAGGCACAAACTCTGTATAAGGGGGTCCAAGACCCCCTGCGTGGGTGCTACCCCACGCCTCACGCACGCGTACTCTCGTGCGCCGAGAGATCGAACCACTTGTGTGCCAGTGACAGCGGGCAGTAGATCGACCTCACATTCTCTCG